GGATAAGCTTCGGCGTCGTAATCCGCCCCATATTTGATAGACCGTAACGAGTTTGACCCAATCAGCCGATTACGACCCTTTACAGCGAGTTGGTTGATTATATCGCCCACCTTGTCATTCAGTTGCTCTATTTTTCGTTCCATCGCTATTAATAATATATAGTTATATTTAAAAGCTGATGCCAATTGAAATATTAGATTTAATTAGTTCTCCTAAACCCAACAAACGATTTAGGATTAAAATCCAAGAAGGCGACAAGGTAAAGACTTTTGATTTTGGACTGGATGATGGTGCTACCTATATAGACCACGAGGACATCCCAAAAAGAGAGGCATACTGGGCGAGGCATTGTGGCAACAAAAAGGAAACCCAATTAATCAATAACCTAATCCCATCTGCTTCGTTGTTCGCAGCAAGACTGCTGTGGGGGTCAAGTACGAGCCTCTTTGACAACCTGATAGAATTACAGAAAGATTTTAACTCGTCAAAATCCAATTAAAAAAATAACAAGATAGTTTAGGAATGGCAAAAGACGAACTGAAACGAGAGGATATTATTCCAGTACTGGATGAGTATTACAAGAGCATTGGACGAGTAAAAACGCCCAACTACAAAGATTACAGCTTGGCGGAGCTTCGTAAGGTATTAGTAATGTTCGGTATTAAATTAGTTTATCAAAAAGATGAAAAGTAATCTACTATAATTACAATATAAAGAAAAAACAATAAGAAACAATAATAAACGATGGATTACAACAACGGAAAACTCTATCGCATCTACAACCCTCAAATTGAGGAAAGCTTGGAATATGTGGGTTCCACTTGTCAGCCGCTCCTTTGTACGAGGATGGCGATACACCGATACGGATACAAGAGCAGACGATTGAAGATGATTGGAGGCGAGATGTCGTCTTACAAACTATTTGATGAATACGGCGTGGATAATTGTATAATTGAGCTTTTAGAGAATTGTCCTTGTGCTGACCGTCAAGAACTACTCCGTAGAGAGGGGCAAGTTACACAAGAGCGTAAAAATACTGTTAATATAAGGTTCGCAGGGCGGGGACGGGATGAATACAACGAAATATACCACCGACAGCCACATATTTTAGCATCAAAAAACGCATACTCAAAGGCAAGATACGCAACCCCAGAAGGCAGGGCGAAAGCAATAGCATACGGAAAGGCAAGATACGCCGCAACCCCAGAAGGCAGGGCGAAAGCAATAGCATACGGAAAGGCAAGATACGCAAGATTGAAGGCTGAAAAGGACACCACTAATTTAGAAGAAGTTTAGCGATTAAAAATATTTACATACAATATATAGGAATGTCGCAACTCAATCCAGTAAAGAATGCCAGTAGTCCAGACCAGATATACTACGACATTACCGTTAGTAATTTCCAAAGCACGGTCACGAAGCCACCTGTGTTTTTCTTCAACGAACAGCGTAACAATCCGTTTATAATGAACCCCGAGGATTATTACCTTTCCATCCTACGATTTACACTGGAAACAGGTTCATTACCCGTATTCATTCCAAGCATACAACCAAATCAAGGGGATGTGAATAAGTCTATCTACTCTTTCACGATGGAATACACCTATCCACCAGTAGGAACGGCAGGTTCCACTGTTTATACATCGGCACAAACATTCGTAGATTGGATACCGCAGGACTTTGCGGCACCAGTACCGTTACCACCAGACCAGAACATCAATAACATACAAAACAACACCACTGGTTACTACAACTGCTACTCTTATTCATACTGGTGCTACCTCTGTGATTTAGCGATGAACGCTGCTTTTGAAGATTTAAGGACGCAAGTCATTGCCGTAGGGGGGGCTGCCGCTTTCCCCACAACTTACTCACCCTTTCTCAACTGGGATACGACCAGCGACCAAGCCGTTATTTACGCAGATGAAGCAGGCTTTTCTGTTGATAACAGAGGTATTAATGTTGATAATATCCGTATTTATATGAATGCCCCGATGTATGGTATCTTCAACTCTTTCCCAGCAACTCATTTAGGATACTCACAAGCCACTTTGGGTAGGAACTTTCAGCTCATTATAGCGAATGTAGGAGCAATCAATCTGGTGACAATCACCCCAGTCAATCCACCCCCAGCCCCAGCCCCCCAGACTTTTAGGGCAATTGCTACCTATCAGGAGAATAGCACGGTTGCCAACTGGTCGCCCATTACGGCACTGGTCTTTACTTCCAATACGCTTCCTATCCAGTCCAATCAGGTATCTACTCCCGTTATCTACGACGACAACGAAATAATTACATTCGGGGGTAATAACGCCAATATAGCCAACATTATCACGGATATGGTTAGTGACAACGGACAATACCGACCGAATGTAGTGTATGAACCCCGAGCCGAGTATCGTTTAGTCACTTTATACGGCAACCGCCCCCTTTCTAATGTGGATTTAAGTATCTTTTGGAGAAGCAAAACGGGCGAACTCATCCCCTACCGTATCAATTCTGGTGAGGCAGTGACTATCAAACTGGCTTTCTTGAAAAAGGAGGGATATAACGACCGTTTAGGAGGAACTGGGGTTCTCGGTGCCAAAGCGGGAGTTTAGGCATCTTTCAAAATCTTGTAATTAGCAATCTTCTTACAAGATTTTTTTTGTTGATAGTATGTATAGAAGATGTCGTCTTTTAAAACTGTACTCGTTCGCGACAGTGTCATCGGGGATGTGACTGATGATATTGACTACGCCGTTAAGTCAGGTGCCGCTCAATCCACATACCAATCGTTCCCAACTACTTCTGCCTCCAATTCTGCTCTCATCTTTAACATACAGGTCCCAAGTGAGAATGTTATCATCGGTCGTGATGTTCTTATCAACACTGGTCTTACCGCAACCATCAACATTGGTTCGCAAACTGTTGTTGCCAAGCAAGTCCCTGTTGGTGAAAAGGCTTGGGAATACGGAGCCACCGATGCTTTCCACGCATTCCCTCTCCAATCTCTTTTCACAACTGCCACAGCCCAAATAAACAACACTACGGTTTCCATTAACACCCAAGATGTTCTGCCTACTCTTCTTCGTATGAATAACTCTCGTGAGTTGTATCGTTACAATAGCACCACACCTGCTTTGCCCGACCAAGCATACGGTTCCTACGCAAACACCTTTTCAGGAGGAACGGTTGTTGGCGGTACCCTTGTTCCTGCTGTCCCTGCTAACAACAGTCCTTTGGCTTCTTACGCCACAGCTTCCTACGATTTAGACCAAGTTCCCAGAGGTGCTTTCCCTATTACCTACACAGTTAGACGCTTCTCCGCTGGTGTCTTTGCTGATAACAGTCTTATATGTGTGAATGCCACAGATACTTGGGAGATTGTCGTTTCCACCGTTGTGAGTGAGCCAATTTTCTTGTCACCCTTCATCTTCGGTGACCCTTGCTACAATCAGCAAGGATTTTTAGGCATCAATAATATGACATTCACTTTCAACATTGATAGTACCTGTAAGAGATTGTGGTCTTCCGCCAACCCTTATATTACCAGTATTGGTCTTGGTTCTGCTGCTAACGCTAATGGTTTCAACTACACAGGACAAACCGTAGGAGGTCCCATCGTACAGGTTGCTCCTTCCAGCCCCAGTATGCTTTTCAAGTTCCTGTCATCTCAACCCAGTGACTTGATTGCTACCAAAAATATTGTTCCTTATATGGATTTCCCTCGTTACTTGACCTCATCTGCTAACGCTTCTGCTATTGTTGCTGGTGCCTCCACCCAACTTACATCAAGCAATTTACAGATTAACCAGATGCCTGACTTGTTCGCCATTACTATCCGTAAGCCGATGGCTACCCAGACTTCTGCCGATGCCGATGCTTTCTTCAAGGTCAATAACATTAGCATCAACTTGAATAACCAGTCTGGTCTTCTTTCCAGTGCTACTGCCTACGACTTGTGGCGTATTTCAGTGCGTAACGGCTCCACCCAGTCTTGGGCGGAGTTTAGCGGACAGGCATCCGTTCGTGGTGTCAATACCCCTACAACTGGTTCTCTTATCTTGCTCTCACCTGCTTACGATTTAAGTCTGCCCGATTATATTTCTTGTGGCAGTTTGGGTAACTACAATTTCCAGTTCCAAGTCGGTGTTACTAACCAATTTGGTGAAACAATCACTCCCGAGATTTGTGCCGTCTGTGTCAATTCTGGTATAATGACGACCCAGCAAGGTGTTTCTTCCATCTATACTGGTATTCTCACAAAGGAGATGGTACTGGATGCCAAGTCAAAGCAACAAGCGTCTGCTGTGATGTCTGGTGAAGTAAAAAGAATGGTAGGAGGTTCTTTGTGGAATATGCCTTTATCCAACATACTCGGTAAAGCCAAGAAGGCTTTGGGATTAGCCAAAGATGCCAAAGATGTGTATGATAGTGGTAGAGGGCTTCTTGGTATGGGCGGAGCTACCTCGGGGGGAGCGAAGAAA